TATATATATACACATAACGCGCGCCTTCGGAGGGGGGGGGGTACTGTATATCCATCCACTGTATATTTATCCAGCCCTAGTCCTGGTCATTTGCTCCACCGTCATACTTCTTGCGCTGTATGCTGACCGTTAGCCCTGTGTCCCCTGTACTGTGCTCTATGGCCTTCAGCTTTGGTGCTACATACTCCGCTATCTTCAGCCATGACGCTATAGAGTCGCGTTGATTGGCTACTGTGGGGTCTTGCTGTGCCAACTGGTCGAGGGTATGAGCCTGTTCTGCGGCCTTCATGATGGGGTCAAAGCTATCTCCGTAAATGGACTTGAGACGATTGAGTAAAAATGCTTTGTTCTTGCCTAATGCTCCTTTGGGACGTGCCATATTATGTAATCCTCTATATTATTTATTTCTACACCATTGATTAGATTGATCATTTTTTAACCAGATTGATCATTATTTGACCAATTATACCTTATTTACCCCGTTTATATGAGTAAAAGTTAGTTTAATGCCTATTGTTATAAGAATTCGATATAAAAATAAGCGTTACATTGTTGACATCTGTCAATGTATAACTTAAGGTTACTACGTGATTAGACAGACCAAAAGAAAGGCTCAACCCAAAAGGTTCTCAGCTCAGTAATTGGAATAGACGGCAACAGTCAATAAACAGTGCAGGAAATCACACAAACACAAACAAACTTTTGAGGTTACAAAATGGCTACTATTAAAACTACATTTGGTTACAGCGTAGATTGCTATGGCGAGTGCAACGAATTCTCGACTATTAGTGCTTGCTTTGATGATGAATTATTCGACGGTTGTGTTGATGGTTCATACAAAAACTGGCGCGAAGCTGTCAAGGATTTGTCAGAATACGCACACAACAACGGCACTGAGTTAGCTGAGTTAGAAAGCGACTTTTAAATAACTATTTAAACAACAGAGGTAACGCCATGATTAAATTACACCCTGAAACAGCAGAAGCAATAGCCACTTTAATAAATAGACTAGATTGCAATGAGATGATGTATCAGCAAGCAGATAACGTTGACGAATGCATTTACTGGCAAGCTTCCAAAATGAAAGCAATCATTGAACTAACGGAGGAATACGGTATTCCGCATTGTAGTTACGATATAGCCATTGAGAAAATGAAAAACGAAATCTACGCAAACGCAACACTTAAGTAGTTAAATCAAGGGCATTCTTTGAGTGCCTTTTATTGTAACTATTTAAACAACTAGGAGTAACACATGAAAGCAATTCAAATTAAATACTTATCAGCAACCGACACTAAAGGGTCACGTTGGAAGGCATGGACTGAAGCAGGATCAATGACCGTTGGCTATGATTACGCTTTAGACCCTAAAGAGAACGCTTTGGCGCTCGCTACCGCATACTGTGAGAAATACGATTGGTCTATGCCTAAAGGAATCGGTTCAATACCTAATGGGGATTACGTGGTTACATTGGAGGTGACAGCATGAGCAATTATAAGTGGGCAGTTAGGCGGCTAGAACACGCTGACACTGTGGAAAAATTAAACAGAGTTTGGGGCGGTTTAGTTAACGTCCATATAGTTGGCCATCTATCAGATAACGACATCATGAGACTTGATAGAAAGCTATGCAATCGACTTGATGAATTACAGGAGAACAACGCATGAGACTACATAACATAGAAGCGTTAAAGGTACGTAACAGGAACGAGAGGGCAGAGAGGTACATAGCCCTTAAAAGACACGACAAGGCCGTTAGATCAACGCATAGAACGGATATAAGCATATCTTTCATAGCAGGCTTAACAGTAGCCGTGTTGGTCATGGGCTACCATATGCACATAGGAGGGTTTTAAAATGACTCAGAAAGAACGCATATTGGCCTACCTAGAGCGTGGGTATACACTGACACGCTTGAACTCTTGGAAGATGCTAGGGATATTAGAATGCCCTGCGAGAATCTGCGAGTTGAAACAAGACGGCCATGACATCAAGACAGAACGGTTAACAGTAACTAATAAATACGGTGAGAAGGTATCTATCGCTAAATGGAGGTTGTAATGAAAACAATAGAGCAAGTAAAAAAAGCTGTAGACGATGGTAAATTGGTAAACTGGGCTAGTGATATTTACGAGGTCAAATACTGGCCTATACCCAACATATACGTCGTAGTTTGCACTCTAAATCAATATGCTACTGGGCTTTGCAATGAATGCGTTAAGGATTGCTATATATCCTAAGAGTAGCTAACCCTGCCAAAGCCTCCATCACGGGGGCTTTTTATTTCCCTTGGTATTTTCCTCGCAAATAATCCAGACTAACTGGCATTTCATCGAACGCTCCATCATTGACTTCGTGTAACATCCAAATTCCACGCCATGACAAGTTATTATGCGGGGTAAGGTAATCCTCATCATGTTGATAAAAGATTCCTGCAAAAATACCAGTCATACGCTGACCATCCGCTCGCCTCGCAAAGCTAATAGCCCTATCTTGAACATGGCCTTGCACCGTAGACATATGCATCTTGTTTAACATCAGAGTGGGGTTAGCTACTGGCCTCCCCATTATGCCACTGGTAAAGTAGTGCTGGTAGGCAATGTTATTTATAACACAACATTCCAAGAATCCGTAAACCTCCCATCCCATTTCCTCTAACTGTAGGTCTTTAAAACCAATCAGCCCATCTAGTTTTGGGTCTGAATTTGCGGCTCTGGCTATACGGTTCTCATGGTTCCCAAGGGTAAACACCATGCGAGGGTTCCACTGTTTCTTTTTATCGTGCTTTAGTTTGGCTTGCTCCTGCCTGATAGGCTCTAACAATACCTTCATTGCCGCAATCCCTGCCTCAATGTCTGCAATATACCTTCTTCCTTCGTAGCCACGCGTCCCGACATCGAATGCTGACAAAGATTCCATGTCAAAAAAATCTCCTATCATCACGATAACATCTGGCTTTTTCTCTGCCGCATACAATCCTGCCCATCTTAGGTGGTCAGTAGGTGAATTAGGTTTGACTTGGGTATCTGGAATGACTAAATGCTTCATAGAACCTCACAAAAAAACGCCCCGAAGAGCGTTATGAATTTGTTAAATCGTCTTTTGCAATGGCAAGCAAGCCGCACACTACAAGGACTATGTAGTAAGTAATCATTCCAACCTCATTATGTCTGTGAAGCGCGATTATACTTACCTCCCATCCTTTTAGGTAATGACTTTACTAAATAAGCGGCATACCAAAAGGTTATATTTTCGTTTCATGATCTATCAAGAAATCAATGTAGTGTTTAGCCTTTCGGAGATCATCTATCCCTCCCTTAGACTGCCACCTAGAAACGTATTTAACCACATTTCCTTCAGCATAGCCAAGTTGGTTGCCCAATATGTAGTCTATGGGCTGTATCTCAAGGTCTTTGTAGTGGGTTCCGCCTATCTGTATGTCCTTACTCATATACACCTCATTTTCCCCAAATAATTTCAGACTTATCAAACATAATTAAAGGCTCTATATCGTCAGGGTTTGGGGTTCTCCCTTTTGCAGTGCCGCCTGTCTGACATACTTTAAACTTTGCCCTATGCATAACACCATCATGGACTATTATATAACCAAACCTTCCTTCTTCTCTAAAAATAAAGTAAGACGGAAGCATGGTAGTTTGGCTGAGATGAAGAATCTCCATGTATTTAGGGACATTTAACGCACAAAATGCTTTCTTGCCGTCACCGTACCACTTACATTCTGCCCAACCAACCATGTCACCACGACTATCAGAATCACTGCCATTGTGAAACCAACCATCAAGCCTATACTTTTTAAGATTTGGTGACTGCTTGTACTGACAACCTAGTATCTTTGACATTGCCGCCAATAACCTTTGCTCCTTTGATCTGTCTGCTGATGTTTCTCGCATCTTAATCATATTAATATCCTTTTATTATGACCCGTTGTCGCCACAGGTGGGTCAATCCTGCTATGAAGGCCTTACAGACACCTTGGCTAGAAGGGAATATCTTCTGTGATTGGGGCAGAGTTAGCTTTGTACTCATCAACCCATTCCTTGTTGGTTTGTTGTTGCACTCGCTCAGTCTCTCCAGTGTAGAAAACCTTAACATTACCCAAGATAGGAGTCTTAACACCTTTCTCTCGCTCTTCTTTGTCTACACTTTGACTGATAAAGCCGTTGTTTTCATACTGATCTTGCTCGGCAGTGTCTACAAACGTGGTAAGGTCTAGGTAAGTACCCTTTTCTCCCTTGTATAGCCGCTCTTTATCTATCTTTGTTACATCAATTCTTACCGATAAACCTACTTTCATTTTAAATTCTCCGTCTCATTTACAATAATATCAACAGCCTTTTGTACTTCAGCCGCCAACTTCTCTATGTACTCATCATCTCTATCCACTCTTACTATCAGGTGGGGTAGTTCTTCAGAGTACGCCATTAAATCCCACCAACTACGCCCAGTAATCATCATACAGCCCATGATTTGTTGTTTGTATTTGTTGATAAAGGATTTATTGTTACGATGATAGCCTATCAGGTTGGAATCAGTAGGCGCTTTTATCTCTAACCCTCCGTCCTCTCCTACAAAACCATCTGGACTGCAACCAAACTCCTCAGAATCGTCCAATATAAACCCATATTCTGTGACTTTTTGCTCAGTTATGAACTCGTAATGCTCTCTGGCCTCATTTTCGAGCCTTGTCCCACGCTCCATATGCTGATTTACGTAGATAGGAACACGAACACCCTTTAATCTTTCTTCTATGAGGTCATTTATGTACCCATCAGCCTGAGAACTAGCCTTCCCTGCGGAAGTAATCAGCTTGTTAAACATGGAAGCAGAGGGTCTACCTAATCTTGAGGCAAACCATTCGTCACTCCCTTGTTCGTGGTCTAGGATTATCACTTCTTAGCCTTTGCATTCAGTGCCGCAACAGCTTTAGAGTAGTGTACAGCTAACATCTCATCCACTGAGGTTGCTTTGAAGTGCTTTAGAAACACTTTAACATCTACCCCATGCTCTGCAAGTAGTCCTTTGATCTCTTTAGACTGCTCCTCAGACAGTACAGCATTTTTACTCTGGTTATTCCTAATCATTGCCGACTCTGCATCATCATCTGCCGTTGGAATTCCTGCAATAGACTGCAAAGCGTACCGTCTTGCGTACGTAATGGCGCTTCCTGCCGCTTGTGGATCAGCTTTAGTTGTGGGTAGTGTGTAGGAATGCTCTAAATACTCTCCAGATTCATGCATTAATAAGGTTGATACACCAATTCTACCATCATCATTCGTTGGAAACTGAGTGTATGATAGACCATGATTTGCAAACGGCTCTTTAATTGCCTTGATTACTGAAGTTAGATCAGCATAATCAGACTTAAAGAATGGGTTTTTACTATCCTTAACTGCACCGCCCATTTCTGCTTGTGCTTTGCATAAAGATGCCGCTAGATTTTTAATTGACTCGCTCGTATTCACTTTACTGCACTCCTACTTGTTGTTCGTGGGCATACTGTTGACCATACCCTTGGTAGTATTTATCTGACTCTCCGTCTTCCGCCTCGTGACCATGTACGCAGTCGTACTCGCCTCTCTCAAAGTCTGAGAAGCTTTCCAACATTAAGTTAATGTAGATGTTCCCATCGTCAGGTGGGTTAGTTCTGTTTGGGTCTTCGTACTGTTTCATGTCTATCTCCTATTGTTGTTTGTCATAGTATAATGGACTAGGGTTAACTAGATGTCAACAAAAGATTGACTATAGACTAAAATTAATTTACAGTTCACGCTCACTACCAAGGAGTTAACATGGATATCAACAAATCAATAGATTATTTTATGTATGAGTTAAGTGTAAATCAAAGTCAGCTTGCCGTTAATGCAGGGTTGGACTTAGCCACCCTAAGTTTGATCAGAAACAATCACCGATCTCCCAGCATGAAGACACTAACTAAACTAGCTAATGCTTGTGAAGTTAAGGTATCAGAGTTCATTGCGGTAGGTGAGTGATGGAAAAACCATCCTATTTCGCTATTCTGACCGCTGATGTTCGGTATGACAAGACCTTGAAGCCACTGGCTAGATTGTTGTACGCAGAGATCACTGCATTATGTAACAAGGAAGGCTACTGTTGGTCTAGTAATCAATACTTTGCTGACCTCTATGAGGTAGACCCTAAGACAGTAAGTAATTGGATAGGACAGCTAAAGACAAAAGGATACATCACAGTACAACTTGAATACAAGGAAGGCACTAAGCAAGTCCTTAAAAGATACATAAGAATTAACAAAGGGGGTATGGATGAAATAATGGATACCCTCCCCATTAAAAAATGGGTACCCTCCCCACAAAATGATGGTGACCCTCCCCATAAAATAATGGAGGATAATAAGACAATTAATAATACATTTAATAATACAGTTAATAATAAGGATTATTTTAGTCAGTTTTGGGATTTCTATCCTAGAAAAGCAGGAAAGGAATCGGCAAGAAAGGCATGGGAAAAGTTACAACCTAATGAAGAACTGATGACATTGATTGCTAACAACATACAAGAGCGCATAGATAAAGGTGAATGGCGAAAGGATAATAAATCGTACATCCTACACGCGAGTACCTTTT